CCAACCTATCTTCTATCTGCGCGATCACTGGAGTTTCGGATAGGCTAAAAAACATTCCTTCGCTAATCCTTCCATCGCTAGGAACATTTTTACCCGTATCCCCATCCACAACTGATGAGTCCTTCAGTCTTGGACGGGCTAACTCAATCAGCAAATCGCATTCGTCTTCACTCAGCAAGTTAGAGAAAACTTGAATAGGTGGAGTCTTTAGCGATAAAAGTAATCGTACAGAGGCAGGCATATCCTTTAGTTTAGGAACAACGTTAGCGACTCCAATCTCCTCTCGCTCCTGCAATACGTATTCAATGGCACCACGGGCGATTTTTATGGGCCATCCTGCCTCAACCATTGAGTTCACCATCGACTGCCTAGAGCAACCACGGTCAACATTGCTGAGTACCCACGCCTTCCATGCGTCATTGAACGCAGGGGTGTTCACGCAGACTTCCTCGCTTCGATCTCACGATTCAGATACCACGCGGCCTTCTCAAGATCCTGCACAGGATCAGAGTTCTTCTTACCGGCACGGCTCACATACTTGATGACGTTACCCAAGCGGTAGTTCAGATCCTTCGCTTCGATGAAGTCTATGGTCTCAACGCCACCGGCCTTGTAGTGCGCGGGATGATTGACGGGATCAGACTGCGGGAGCAACGCCTTTAATTCGGCCTTCGTTTCTTTCACCGCCTTTACAATCTTTGACGGCTTCTTGTTTTTATCAATCCACCGCACGTAATACACGTACTGCGGCTTTACCTTTACCAACTTTGCGACCGTGTTGATCGACTTGCCCGACTTCAGAAGGGACAAGATTTTTGCTTTCTTCGACATAATTTAATAACTCCTTGCGTAGATTTACTACGTTTGTTTCATCGACTACTAATGCGACTCCACCCGCTTTGCGAATGTCGTCGTGATGCTTCAACTGAAGCGCGGTGGGCTTACCACCGTTTGCCTTACACTCTATACCATAAAACAACCCGGCGATACAAATAATAAAATCCGGCGCCCCAGAAGAAGAGAAGCCAGTTCCCATGGGCATCGTGTAGTAAGCGCCAAGGTCATTCAGCACCTCCTTCACTTTCTTTTTGACTCTTCCTTCCGGTGTCAAGTTCCGCTCCTCCAGATAGTTCCTTCAAATATTCATCAGATAAAATAATTTGGTACATAGAGTTACCCACAAGCCAGCCAACTTCACGTAAAGCATCAGACATCTGCGGCTCTTGAAGACGGTTGTTCCCAACAGAATGAATCAATACAAGTTTCTCTTTAATCAGTTCAGGCAAAGTGTCGAGCGTAAATCGTCTTATGTAATCTTTACCCACGTATATAACAAACTCGTAGTAACTCACTCGGTGCATCCACACCGCATAGTGATTCTCTAAGTAACCGTCTTTTATGGGATACAGTGACGCACTAACGTCTAATAGACTCATACATAATTACCTCACATCGGGAGCAGCAATACCTTGGCAGAGAGAGGATTACCCCAAAAACGTGCCGCACCCATCTCCGGCCAGAAATAATTGCCGCACTCAGTAAAAAGATCACCGTCTGTCGCTCGGTGTGCCTTGAGCATGGCAATAGAGTATTCCAACTCACCCTTCAACGGTTCAGGAATACAGTCGTACGACTTGTACCATTTAAATTCTACCTCTGGCTTGATGTACTGATACGGAGTCTCACTGTGAGCGCGTGTGTAAGGCAGACGCCCCTCCGTAACATACTTGTCCAGTGCTACACGCACAGGCTCGGGGCTGATCGCGCCCAGTACCACGCCGTCATTGATGTCCGTGATATAGACCCACTTGTTACCGTCAAAGAAGTCATAACTCTTCTTGATAGAGTCTTTGAATTTATTTGTGCTCTCTTGATAGTTCCTTATCACAGAGTCAAGTCTCATCTTACATTGAGACGGTATATCTATAAGTGAAATATCACCCATGTACGCCCTAACCAGCAGCGTAGTCAACTCAGAATCAAGCGAACTAATCTCTGGCCGTCCACTGACCCTGCGACCATTCAAATTGTCTATAAATTCATCGGCGAACTCTCGTACCGAAAAGTTAATTTTATCCTGCGCGTTTCTTACGGCGGACTCAAACAGCCCGAAATTAGGATGCGATGAGCCTTGTCTAAATTTGGCCTGCACGTACTTGGGATTGATTGATGACAGTAAAGTCTTGCCAGGATTACGCTCAAGACCACTCCAAGGTACGTATGCCGTAATCTGCTGGCCTGCTGTGGTCAGTCTTGCGATACTCATGCCAAGCGGTGAGACAAGGTTCAAGGCATACACCGACCCGTCATCGTTAAACATTACCGTACCGATACGCAACTGCTTCTCTGCCGTGTTGTACATCGTAGCGGCAATCGGAAACAGACTACTGGCAAGGATCTTTTGCTTGGTAACAGCGTCGTGCTGCCCCTCGATGAAAAAATCTTCAACGTTAAACTTAATCTTACTGGTTCTAGCCATGATCAATTACCTCTTGTTTATAAGTCCGAAACACCGTATCAAATGATACGCTTAGGCTTTCATCACCACGCGCTTGCCCCCACTTGGCGGCACAAACTCTTCGCGCCCACCTTCCTTGATGATCCAGATAGCCGGGATGTTTGTATTCCATATCACGGGATCTTCCACGTATCCGTCGGTGAACACCACCATGCAGTCTGCGTTAAGATTATTCTTAACGATGTAGTCACTGACGCATCTGGCACGGGTACCGCCACCGCCTATGGGCTTGAGCATACGTCCGATCTCTGAGTAGTTACCCTCAAAGACCTGCTCACCATGCACCTCGGTGTCCCACCAAAGAATCCGTATACGTTCGGGTGGCAGGGTATCGCACAGTTCTTGGATGCGGGATGCGACCTTGGCAATGTCTGTGTTGTCGATAGAGCCGGATGTATCAATCGCCAGTATCACCTCACCGATCGTCTCGTTGATCGCACTTGGCAAATAGATATCATCAGCCACGCGCCGCTTATTAAACTTACGCCATGTGTACTCATCGGCCCCACGTACATGAGAATTCCAAAAGTCTTGTAGCACCTCGCGCCAGTCAATATCGGGCTGCATCAGATCTTTAATGACACGCGGAATCTTGGCACCGAATCGTCCTGCCAATGTCCCGCCTTGATGGATTGCTTCATCAACCTTCTGCGTAATCTTCTCCAGATCGCCCGGCTCCATGCCTTGTACAAGATCTTCTCCATGTTCATCGAACGATTCTTGGGGGCGACCACCACCCTTACCCTGCTCCTGCTCCTTCTTCAGATACTCGTACACCCTACGGACAGACCACTCGTGGAACATGGGGTCGTAGAAACAATCCTTGGGCAACTTGCACAGAGTCTTGTCTTGGATGTTCATGATGATGTCATTCACCACGTAGTCCATGGCAATGTTGGCAAGCCGGGCATTCTCCTTCATCAGATCCTTGTGACGGGGAATATGCTTGAGCATCACGTGTAAAGTCTCATGCAAGACAATCGCACGGATCTCCTCGTCAGTGAGTTTCTCCATGAAGGCACGGCCATACCGTTTGTTCAGCCCATCGGTGTAAGCCGTAGGACAGTCGGCAGGGTTATCCACAACAGAAGTCTCACCCATCAAGATCACCCCGCCATACAGACAAGTCTCTGGATGACGGATCAACTTGACGTTGGCCTTCTTCAGCCGTGTTTCAAAATCTACTTCGCGCATGACTGCGTTCATACTGTTACCTCTTACTAGTTAGACCACCCATCAGACCAGAAGTTCAATGTTCTTCATGCCCCACTGACGCATCTCGTTGTTGTTACGCGCCAGTCGTGCCGTGCGCTTGGATTCAAACGCCATGGAGTAAAAACAATTCTGAACCTCTTCAGACTTGATACGCGCAACAAACTTCATAAACGCAGTCAGTTCATCCTGCGTCTCAATCACATCCACTGCACTGAACATGGCATGGAACAGCACCGCCGGACGCTCTGGAATCTGAATGTTCTCGGGATCAGCCAGAATGTCCTGCACCTTGACCCATTCTTTCTCCATGGACATGAACGCTGCGATAGATTCGGCAAACGCCCCGCCACAAAGACCTGCCATGGCTGCCTGTGTCACGTACTGGCCTAGTTTGTTGGCGTTATTAGCCACCTCGCTAGCACCGACCAATGATCTTGGCGTGACGAACGATGTAATGGGCTTGGCCGGGTCAAATATAAACGGATTCTGCTCCTGCCCACCGTCAAGATAAGACGCAAGGCACGACGGGTTCATCGCCACCCAAGCACGGACGATGCGGGAAATATTATTATCCGTCGCCCACACACCCCACCGCTTAGCATCGGGCTTGCGTACATTGATCACACACAGGCGGTTCAGCACGTGCGCCGACAGGGTATCGCCGACACCATCAGATGAATTATTACCCGTTGCGAACACGATAGACCCAGCAGGCAATTTTACATCGCCAACCGTGCGCTCAAGCATCAGCCTAGTAAAGATGACTTGCAGAAGTTTATTGGCCTTGCTGATCTCGTCCAACATGATGATCTTGGGCTTGGGGTTATCAAGCCGGAACAGTTCAGACACGTAGGACTCCAACGTTTTAGTCTCGTGGTTCGGTATCCGCATCACGATGTCGGACACATCCATCACCGGGCAGTCAACGTATATGTAGTCATACCCATTACCCAGTATCGTTTCTAAGTTCTTCAACACCGTGGACTTGCCGATACCCGGCTCGCCACGCAGCAAGATAGTCCGGTGATGCCCAATCGTTGCGATCAGATTCGGCACATCGCCCAGTTCGACAGGCGTATTGAAGTTAATAGTCTTGTTACCCACAGTCATTACCTCTTAGTTAAAAGTTTACACAGTCACTACAGTTATCCATCGCATCGGTCAGTATTTCGACCGCATGAACATATATAAGTTCCTGCTCTGGAGATAAATTTCGCGTGTCAATTAGCGCCAACGTCTCCGCTAACGCCATAATTAACTGTCTCTCCAACGGACTCATACAGTCGCCCCGAACGTCTTCAAGATGTCATCAATAGATTCTTTAATCACGACACGCTTGGTGTCTGAGTTCCGCAGTTCATCAATCGTCAAACCGTCCAATGCTTTCGCCAGTGCAGCACGGGCTTGCTCAAGTTTGGGGTCAGCGACCAAGTTAAAGTCCCGAAACGTCTCGCACAACTCGCGTGCTCGCTCCAACGTAGAGTCATAGAGTCTGCGCTTACGCACCTTGACCTCGCCGTTCTCATCCACAGTAGTCTCAGTCTCGCAGCAGTAACTGATCGACTCCATCACATCGACCAACTGCTCAGACTGCTTGGACAAGATATCCTCGACCATGCGCTTGGCTTGCTTCTCGTAGTGCAAACTCATGTCGTTCAGCAAGTCTTGGGATATGGCACAGCGGAAGTCACCTGTCGGCACCTCGCTCTGGATTAAGTCCACCGAAAACCTATGTCGTAACTCCGCCGCGTCGGGGTACTCCGTCCGGTCGAACATATCGCCCTGCACAAACGCCATGTTACTCACGATAGTCGGGTACTTGTCCAAGAAGTTGTCCACCAACTCCATAAACTTCTTCTCATGCTCACGGTATTCTTGGTGGAACCGTGCAAGGTTCACGACGGGTAGTAGGCGTTGCGATCCCGCCCAGTCATAGGTATGCCGCTGCACCCAGTTATAAATAGTCTGTCGGTAGTTCAGCACCGCCTTGTGCTCGGCGTTATTGGCAAGGAGATTCTTCACAAACTTGCCGCTGTCCTTGCTTGCCTTCTTGGCAGACGTTACTTCGTTGCTGATCTCACGATCCTGTACTGTCGCGTTCCATACGTGCGATTCCACTGAGACCAACACACAGGCAGAGGATAGGGAAATAATATGGTTCGGCTTGTTCAGCAGGGTATTTTGAGTATTTCCTGCGTTGTTCATACTTGTATCCACGTTGTCACCTCTTTAGTTAGCCGTATCATTTGATACGGGGTTGTTTGGTTCGTCTGATTTACTCTTCACTCGGTCTAACTTGTACTGCAAATACCTACGAAACGAATTCTCTACAAATATCTTAGACCGCAAGTCTTCCTGTAAGTTCCGTAGTTCTTTCAACTTTTCTGTAGATTCTTTAATACGTCTGGCCAGATCCTCGACAGTATCTTTAATAATGTCTTTATCGTCGTACTCACTCACGGTGTATCTCCACGACAATCCCACTCGTGATACGTATCTACTATGTCGTCCCCTTCCTCATAGGCAAACAGCACCTCATGAACGACGGCAACGGAGAGCCCCAACGATTCGGCAATCTCGGATTCTTTCATGCCGTCCTCGTAGTGCAGTTCAATAATCTTTAAGTCTGTCTCGTTCACTTCACACCCCCAAATCCTTAGCGTAATCACGCAACGGTTCTGGAAAATCTTTTGCTTCAAGTATTGGCAGGGTCAGTGCCGTGCGTAGGCGTTCCAGTACCAGATGCAACTCTTCCATGTCATCGCCTACCAAGCACACCTCTTGCGAGTACCCATCGGCTTTGCCGTTATCGTCGTACGTCACCTCTGCAAAGAAGTAACACACATCACCCCACGGATCGACAAAGCGGATCACCCTGTTGTTCCAAGTAAATTCAACGCTGCTCATCTTGCACCTCATTGAAAATGTCCAAGGCCACATACGTCCGAACGTCACTGTCTGAACGAATGAACTCCTTGTCTGAAGCCCGTAGCATGGTGTCGATGTTGGCAACTTCCCTATCGCCGTGTGCAGTCACCACGTAGTCGAGTCTGGTCAGAAAATGCACCTCCTCAGTCAGCCCGTGGATGGTGGCGTAATCCGACCGCATCTCTCCGACATAAAATTTAACTTTCACCTCACACCTCCTGCGTATCAATTGATACGCCACACGCTGCTAGGAATCGGTCTCGGCTGAAACGCGGGTTGTCCCGCTGGAGTGCGGTCGTCAATTGACGACAGATACCCTCATAACTCACGGAGTCACCCGCCGACTCCGCCCGCACTGCCGTCAGTGCCGCTACCATCAGTTCATAGTCTTTTCTGGTCATGGTTTGGTCTCCTCAGTAATCTGAGCCGCGACCGGGGCGGCTGATGTAACGCAACATTGTTTTATCGCTGTGTACCGTGTATGGCCCCTTGTGGTAGGCAGGGGCTACCGTAAACCTCACCCGCTTGGCATCAGCCTCGCCACAACGTAGGCAGGTAATGAATCCCGCCTCGACACGTTTGGCTGCTACCTGCTCTGTTTGACACTTCACGCACCGCATAGTTCAGCCCCCCACGATAGAAAAACATCCGCCCCATTCGCGGTATGCCGACTGATCCTTGATACGCAACACGCACCACCGACCGTTCACTTCACGGGCTACGCAAATGTCGCCACGCTTCCAACCTTTCCAACCAATCATCGTTCACCTCTTGTCTGTCTTACCGTATCAATTGATACGGTGGGGTTGTCTCGCAGGACGGTTTTCGCCCTGCACCCTATTTAGACAATCCTCACGGGTGAAAGTTCCCGGTTTTTTGTAGATTTTTGATGTTTTTTATGAAGAAGTAAGTGGGCGTCTGGGGAATGGGGTGAAAAGATGGGATAAGACCGTATCAAATGATACGGTGACTGGATCGAGTTATTTTTGTTGCTGGCAGTGCAGGCGTAGGAATCCGTCGTAAAAAAAGTTCTCAAGTGCAACAAACTTTGTTCCAATGTTCCACGTGTTCCAGAATTTTAAAGTTTACGAATGCTTCAAAGTGTGGGAAATGTTGGGGGAGGGGGGTTTTTGCAAGTGCTTGATTTATAAGGAAATGGCAAAGTGTAGAGTTGTAGAATAGATAGATATATAGTTAGTAAAAAAGTAATAAATAGGGGATTTGTTCCAATGTTCCACGATTTTGAGAATAAGGGGAGCCGGAGGGTATGAAGAATTTTTAGGGGCGTAGATTTATAATCAAAATTTTCTACGCTGGCTGCTCCCTGCCATGTCCGAAACGCTGCTTCTATCTTGGAACATTGGAACATTGGAACAAAACCGTGTTTTTCTTAATAGAATCAAGCACTTATCTTGTTCCAAGCACTTTTCGATTTTGGAACAAACGCTACATACCCCTTGGAACAAAATTTTCAAAAAAAGTTTGACAGGCCAAAATTCTTCGTGTAGCCTTGCTACGCAAGGCCGGAGCAAGAAAAACCGACCTCACGCAAATTGAGGCGACGTAGACCAGACTATTCTGTAGGAACTGGCTTCGCAGTAACTGGCCTCACACAGATGGAACTGGTCTCGCGGAGCGAGACCGAACCGGCCACGCTCCAAGTCACACCGTCCAGACGCAAAAAAGCCCCCGCTAGGTTTCCCTAGCAGGGGCCGCGTATCAATTGATACGGGGGGAGGTTACTTGAACCGGCGGTTGATCTGATCGCGCAAGGTTTTCGCCAGCATGGAGTCCTTGCCATGCTCCGCTATGAATGCGTCGATGTTGGCGAGGATGGTGTCAGCCGTGGGAGCCTCTTTGGTCTCGGTCGCGCTGGTCTCGCCAGCCTCACCCGTCGCGTCGGTCGCGCTGGTCTCGCTGGTCTCAGTCTTAGGCCATAACTTGAGCGTAACCCGTTGTAACTTGGTGCGACCGAATGACAGGATGGCATCCCAGATTTTGCGCTCGGTCGAATCCGCCGCCCAACCTTCGCGGGTTTGCTCGGTCGAATCCAGCACCATCCGCGCCAATTCCATGTTAACCGGCTTGCGGTTTTTCTTGTTGCCAGTGTGGCGCGGCTTGTTGCAGTACTGCGAACGGAATCCGACGCGCAGCGACTCGCAGGCATTCTCAAAAGCCGGGTTCCCCTTGGGGGCCTCCGTGTCAAACTTGACTCCATTCGCCGTCAAGTAGTCCGCCAGCATAACCGCAGTCCCCGCCGCGCCCATCTCCAGCACGGTTTCGGCATTGTCGTCCGCTTGCGCTTGCTCAACTGCGCGAGCCTGAAGCATGGCAAGTGTGATCGGGTTGGTCGTGGTGTCCATGGTCTAGTCCTCTTGGCATGGTCAGCGCGGAGTGCGCTGCCTTCATGGAATTAGACCGGCCCAGTTCCCGATAGTTCCGCATTCCGATAAACTTTTTTTGGCTAGGACAGCGTATCAATTGATACGCGGGGGCGGCTCCGCAGGGTGAAATCGGCCAGGCGGCGACCCCACCGGTACCCGATGCCCCGCTGCAGCGTTGGGACTCCTATCAGTCCTACCTACACTTGAACTCACACAAACACCACGCACTTTTCCAAAATCTGGCTGACTAGACCCCCACCCCCTCGTTTATAACACCCCCCCGGTTGTCTTTTTGGTACCATGCTGTTTTACTTCGTATATATTGTGTTGACTAGGGAACTTGGCCCCAGTAAAGCCCATGCAAGATATCCTCATACCTGAGATTGACGAAAACATCCCTCTGCCTGCTAACGCGGCTGATGCCCTGCCAGACCTCACTCCCGAGGCTGAAATTGAGATGCGGGCAAGAACTATCAAACTTATATCCGACCTAACCGGCACCCCACTCTGCCCAGACGAGAATGACATCAGCGTGGCTAAAGAAATTGCCACTGCCCACCTTGCCAATCCCAAAACCCGGCTTGATTACAGCAAGTATCCGAACGAGACCATGGCGTACCTCGCAGGTCTTGTGGCGCAGAGCAACTGCGCGTTAGTAGATGACTTGTCTGAGTTGAAGTTGTACGTCGTTAATAAGTTAGTTTATGAGGTAGAACACGCCGATAGCAGCAAAACCCGCATCCAAGCCCTGTCAAAGTTGGGCGAAGTAGATGGCGTAGATGCCTTTAAAAAGCGCAGTGAAACTACGCATATCGTTAAGCCGATTGAAGAAGTTGAAAAAGAACTCTTGTCGGTGCTGGAAGGCATTGAATACCGCGTATTAGAAGAGGGACCGCCTCGTGAAGTTGGCTAGAGCAGGTACGGTAGAAGACCGGCTCGCCTCTTGTGGCCTCTGCGAACACAATAAATTCGGCATCTGCAAGAAATGCGGCTGCGTTATACAGGGTAAGACTCGTTTAGCAAACCAAAAGTGCCCAATTGGGGCATGGGGACCAGAAGAATCTGGTCTAAAGTCGCTTGTAGCCGACTAAAATGATGCAACTTTCCCCTGAAAACCTGCAAAAACTCAAGGCATCCCTGCCTAAGATGCCCGAAAAGGAGAAACGGCGCGTTGCCGAACTCCTAAAGACCTACCAAAGCCAAATAACTCAAAAACTGGGCAAGGATTCTTTCCTAGATTTCATCAATCACGTGTATCCGGGCTACAAAGTGGGGCCGCACCACCGTCGTCTTGCCAAGATTTTTGAGGAGATTGCAGAAGGGAAGAAGAAACGGGTGATTGTCAACATCGCCCCCCGCCATGGCAAGTCAGAGATGATCAGTTACCTCGCTCCGGCGTGGTTTTTAGGCAAATTTCCGCACAAAAAGGTCATTATGGCCTCACACACCGCTGATTTGGCGGTGAATTTCGGTCGTCGGGTGCGTAACTTGGTCGGTTCGGAGTCCTATCGTGACATTTTTCCTAGCGTGGAACTTCAGGCTGATAGTAAAAGTGCTTCTCGTTGGGGTACAAATTTTAACGGCGAGTATTTCGCTATTGGTGTGGGCGGTGCTCTTGCTGGTCGCGGTGCCGACCTCTTTATTATTGATGATCCACATTCTGAGCAGGAGGCTAAACAGGGCCGCGCTGATGTTTTTGAGCCAGCATGGGAGTGGTTCCAGTCAGGTCCGATCCAACGACTGATGCCGGGCGGCGCGATTATTGTGGTGATGACCCGTTGGAGCAAGATGGATCTGACGGGCAAGATAATTGACCACATGACTAAGAACGACGACGCCGATGAGTGGGAAGTAGTGGAATTCCCTGCCATTTTGAATGACAAACCGCTCTGGCCTGACTTCTGGGGCATTGACGAACTGCTGGCTAAAAAAGCCGGTATGGATCCGAGGTACTGGCAAGCCCAGTACATGCAGCAGCCGACAAGTGAAGAAGGCGCATTAATTAAACGGGAATGGTGGCAGGTATGGGAGAAGGAAGACCCGCCAAGTTGTGAGTTTATGATAATGGCGCTCGACGCCGCGCAAGAGAAAACCAATCGGTCAGACTATAATGCCCTGACTACATGGGGCATTTTCTTTAATGAAGAGACTAAAAACCACAACATAATCCTTTTAAATAGCATCAAACAGCGACTGGAGTTTCCAGAGTTAAAAGAGTTGGTGCTTAACGAATACAAAGAGTGGCGCCCTGATACGTTCATTGTGGAGAAGAAATCTAACGGGGCTGCGCTTTATCAGGAAATGAGGCGTATGGGAGTTCCGGTCAGCGAGTTCACGCCGGGCAAGGGACAGGACAAGATCAGCCGGGTTAACGCGGTGACGGACCTGTTTTCTTCAGGTATTGTGTGGTTGCCTGACCGACGTTGGGCGTGGGAGGTTGCGGAGGAGTGTAATGACTTTCCCTCTGGCACCCATGATGACTTAGTGGACTCAACTACTTTGGCGCTGATGCGCTTTCGGCAAGGTGGGTTTATTCAACTGCCAACCGATGAGCCTGCACCGACTAAGTGGTTTAAGAGCCATAGGCGCGAGTCGTATTACTAGGAGAATTTAAATGGCCGTCGATAAAAGTTTAATGCAGGCTCCGATGGGTCTTGAAGCCCTCGCTGCTGATGAAGCCCCGATTGAGATTATGATCGAAGACCCCGAGAGCGTATCGATTGGCGTAGACGGGGCCGTTATAGAATTGATGAAGGATGAGCCTCGCGCTGAGGACTTTGACTCTAACCTCGCGGAGTTTATGAGCGAGGGCGAGTTGCAGAGTTTGGCCGGGGATTTAATCGGACAGTATGAACAAGACCTTTCTAGCCGTAAAGACTGGCTGGATACGTACGTCAAAGGCTTGAAAATTCTGGGCATTCGCTACGAAGAGCGAACCGAACCGTGGCCGGGTGCGTGCGGTGTGTTCCACCCTCTCTTGATGGAGTCGGCGGTTAAGTTCCAGTCCGAGACGATCATGGAGACTTTCCCCGCGATGGGGCCGGTCAAGACTAAGATTGTAGGCAAGGAAACCTCGGATAAGAAAGATTCGGCCATTCGCGTTGCCGATGACATGAACTATCAGTTGACCGAGGTGATGAAGGAGTACCGCCCCGAGCATGAGCGGATGCTGCTCAGCATGGCCTTGGCAGGCAATGCCTTTAAGAAGGTGTACTTCGATCCTTCTCTGAATCGTCAGACCGCTGTGTATATCCCGGCGGAAGATATTGTAGTTCCGTATGGCGCGGCGAATCTTGAGACCGCAGACCGTGTTACGCACCGGATGCGTAAGACCAAGAACGAACTGATCAGACTGCAGTACGCAGGCTTCTACCGCGATGTTGACCTTGGCGATCCGATTCGCACGATGGACGAGGTAGAGAAGCAGAAGGCAGAGGATCAAGGCTTCTCAGCCAGCATGGATGATCGGTTCCAGTTGCTTGAGATGCACGTGAACATCGACCTACCGGGGTATCCCGATGTCGATAAGGACAACAATGAGACAGGCATCGCACTACCCTACGTGGTGACGATTGAGAAGGGGACGGGGACAATTCTGGCGATACGCCGCAACTGGCGAGAAGATGACAAACTTAAATCCAAGCGGCAGCACTTTGTCCATTACGGATATATCCCCGGCTTTGGCTTCTATTATTTCGGACTTATCCACCTTATCGGCGGCCACTCTAAAGCAGCGACCTCCCTCCTTCGCCAACTTGTCGATGCAGGAACTCTTAGCAATCTTCCGGGTGGTCTCAAATCACGCGGTCTGCGTATCAAGGGAGATGACACCCCCATCGCTCCCGGCGAATGGCGAGACGTAGATATTCCCTCTGGTGCAGTGCGGGACAACATCCTGCCCTTGCCGTACAAGGAGCCGTCGCAAACTCTTTCGATGCTGCTCGATAAGATCATCGAGGAAGGACGCCGTTTCGCTGCGGTGTCGGATCTCAAGATCTCCGATATGTCGAACCAAGCGCCGGTAGGTACTACCCTAGCCATCCTAGAGCGCGTTTTGAAGGTAATGTCGGCGGTGCAGGCTCGCGTGTATTACGCGATGAAGCAGGAGTTCAAACTTCTCGCTGCCATTATCCGTGACAACACCCCGGATGAGTATTCGTACGAACCGGAAGTCGGTAGCCGTAAGGCTAAGAAGTCTGACTACGACGATGTGGATGTTATCCCGGTCTCAGACCCGAACGCGGCAACGATGTCGCAGAAGGTCGTGCAGTACCAAGCCGTTATGCAGTTGGCTCAAGGAGCGCCGCAGTTATACAACCTGCCGTATTTGCACCGGCAGATGATTGAGGTTTTAGGTGTTCGTAACGCCGACAAGATTGTCCCAATGCCGGATGATCAAAAGCCCCGCGATCCTGTAACTGAAAACATGGACGCAATGATGGGCAAGCCGCTCAAGGCGTTTATTTACCAAGACCACGAGGCCCATATTCAGGTTCACATGGCGCTTGGGCAAGACCCCAAAATGGCGGCTGTCATTGGGCAGAATCCGATGGCGCAGCAGATTACTGCATCGCTTCAGGCGCATATTATGGAGCACATAGCCTATCAATATCGTCGGGATATTGAGAAACAACTTGGTGTGGCGCTTCCTCCGCTGCCCCAAGACGACAACGAGCAGTACGATTTGCAGCCTGAACTTGAGGTTCAAATCGCTCAGGTTAGTGCCCTTGCCGCTGCACGACTTCTTCAGAAGGATCAGGCTGAAGCACAGGCTCAGCAGATGGCGCAGCAGGCACAAGATCCGCTCATGCAGTTGCAGCAGATGGACCTCCAGATCAAGCAGATGCAGGCCCAGACCAAGCAGATGCAGGTGCAGATGGAGATGCAGGCTAAGCAGAAAGAACTCCAACTTAAAGAACAGCAGATTCTTATGGACGCTGCTGCTAAGGAAGATGAACTTCGGTTGCGCGAAGCGGAGATCTCTGGTCGTCAGCAACTTGATGCAGCACGGCTTGGTGCGGATATTGAGAAGCACAAGGCGCAAGAATCGAATCGGATGGAGACTGAAGGAGTCCGACTTGGCGTTGATATCGCCAAGGCTAAAGATCAGGCACAACAGCGTCGGATGGCGCCGCCAAAAAGGAGTGAGTAATGGGTTATTCAAACGCTCTGGAGTACCTTGAAACTAAACTCAAGGAGGAGCGCACATCGATCGTGGAAAATCTGATTCAGGGCAAACTTGATGAAGGTGAGTACAAAAGACTCTGCGGGGTATTACAAGGTCTTGATCTCGCAGTAATCCACATTAAAGACCTTGCAAAAAGGATGGAGGAAGAGTGAGCAGTATCAACGTAGAGAAAACTCAGGAAGAGGCCGCTAAGGCCAAACTCCTGCCAGAGCCGAAAGGCTATCGGCTGCTTTGTGCAGTCCCGCATGTAGAGGAAGAGTTTGAGGGCGGCATTATCAAGGCTGACAACACCATTCGTGCCGAGGAGCAGACTACGGTCGTTCTCTTCGTCATCAAGATGGGTGACCTCTGCTATGCAGACAAGGAACGTTTCCCCACCGGCCCATGGTGCAAGGAAGGCGACTTTGTTCTAACCCGTCCGTACTCGGGCACCCGCGTGGTCATCCACGGTAGGGAGTTCCGCATCATCAACGACGACACGGTAGAAGCGGTGGTTCAAGACCCCCGTGGAATCCGTCGCGCATAGGAGTAAACCATGGCTATTGAGCGAGAAGAGTTTAAATTTCCTGACGAACAGGAGGCTGAAGTTAAAGCGGCTCCTGAACCTGAATTTGAGGTCAAGATTGAAGACGACACCCCTGAAGAAGATCGGGGCCGTAAACCACTGTCTAAACGTACAGTAGAGGAACTTGAAAACGAGGATTTGGATGAGTATTCGGAGAAGGTAAAAAAGCGCCTCTCCCAGATGAAACGTGTTTGGCACGACGAGCGCCGGGAAAAAGAACGGGCTTTACGTGAACGTGAGGAAGCCTTGCGTTTCGCCCAAATGCGGGATCAGGAGGCAAAACAACTTCGGGAACGCTTAGGTCAGAATGAGCAGGCGTTTATTAAGGAAGCCCAGAAGTATGCCAATTTTGACCTTAGTTCGGCTAAAGAACGCTTAAAGCAGGCTTATGAAGCCGGGGATTCGGAAAAGATTGCTGAAGCCCAAGAACTTCTTACAGACGCTAAACTTAAAATCCAGACTATCTCTCGTGTAAAACCTTCTTTACAACAGAACGAAGGTAGAGTAGAACAGGCACAACAGGCTCAGGTGCCCCAAGAGTTTTCTCAGCCAAAGGTAGACCCTAAAGCGAAATCTTGGCAAGAGAAAAATACTTGGTTTGGTGAGGACGAGGAAATGACCGCCCTTGCCCTTGGCCTGCATGAAAAACTGGTCCGAAGCGGAGTTGATCCGAATTCAGACGAGTATTATCGTAGAGTTGATGAAACCATGAGGAAGCGTTATCCAGAGGCATTTGAGGATGCTGAAGAGGACGACGATAAGCCTCAAACGAGGCAGGTTGAAAAACCTGTTCGCACAAAGCCAGCAAATGTAGTGGCTCCGGTAACGCGGGGAACCGCGCCTCGTCAGGTCCGCCTGACACCGACTCAAGTTGCTATCGCCAAGAAATTGGGGCTGAGCAATGAACAGTACGCAAAAGAACTTATGAAACTGGAGGCTAACTAAAATGGCTGAGAATAGACTCGCACGTGAACTCGAAAATCGAGAATCAACGCAACGCAAAATGGCGTGGAAACCCCCTCAGACGCTCCCTGAACCGGAGCCGCAAAATGGTTGGGTTTTCCGCTGGATTCGGACCAGTATTATGGGTGTTGCTGACCCATCGAATACTTCCGCTAAATTTCGGGAAGGTTGGGAGCCCGTAAAGGCCGAAGACCAGCCCAAACTGATGATGCAAGCCGACCCGAATTCCCGGTTTAAGGGAAATATCGAAATCGGCGGGTTGTTGCTCTGCAAGGCACCGAAAGAGTTAATGGATCAACGCGATGCGTATTACGCAGAGCAGGCCAAGGCTCAGGTGCAATCTGTAGATAACAACTTTATGAGGCTGAACGATGAGCGTATGCCCCTCTTTACCGAGAGGAAAACTACGGTCTCGTTTGGCAAGGGCAAATAACTTTTTATCTTTGGAGTGATCAATGGCATATCCTACTGTTGACAAGCCATATGGCTTGAAGCCGATCAATTTGATCGGTGGGCAGGTGTTTGCCGGAGCAACTCGTCAACGTCGTAT